CGCACCTGAAGTCCCAATCTACAGGTACGAGGCCAGAACGTGGCAATACATCTCTACTGATACCACGCGAGACATCACGCAAAGACCGTTTGCTGACTTCATTGAGAAGGATCTCATCAGGACCACAAGGTTCCCAACCAATGAGCTAGAAAGAGATTTGCTGAGAGAATGTCAGAAACATCGATGTTATGATGTTGCCTACGATCCTTACAACTCTCAGAGCACAGCAGAAAGGCTAGAAACAGAAGGTCTTGAGCCAGCATCGATGACGCAGTCATGCAGGTATCAAAACGAACCAATCCAAGAACTGCGTGCATGCATTGCTGACGGCCGATTCCTGCACGATGGCAACTCATGCCTGAAGTGGATGATCGGAAACGCAGTGCTCGTTCATGACCGTCAAGACAGAGTTATGTTCGACAAAAAAGCCTCGGCTGAGAAAATTGACGGTGTTGTGTCTATGACAATGGCTCTTGGTCGCGCGATGCATGCATCATCCAAATCAAATGGCTACTTTACATATTAGGATCGCAAAATGTTTATCAGCAAAGTAGGCGAGATGTTTGCCCAAGCAACGTCGAACCTCAAAAACCCTTCGGACTGGCTTGTCCAGATGCTTGGTGGTGGTGAGTCCTCCAGTGGCATCCCTATCACCATGCGTAGCGTCTTGGGAATCCCAGAGGTGTTCAACGCGGTCAGCAAGATCAGCGGTCACTTGGCTCAGATGCCTATCATCTGCAAAGAGATGAAAGACGGTAAAGAGACGCCGTTCCCTAGTGACTTTGGTGCTAAGGCAATACGCAACCCAAACGAGTATTTCACCAAGTTTACGCTGCTTGAAAAAGTCATGCTCGATGCTTTGCTGTATGGCAATGGCCGAGCCTACATCGAGCGTAACAGCCTCGGTCAACCAGTCGGCTTGGTTCCAATTCAAGCAGAGGATACGACAACCGTTGTTGCCGAAGGCGAGCGATGGCACTTGGTAAGCATCGACGATGGAACGGCAGCAGGCACATTGAAAGCAGAGTCAGGTCGGGATCGGACAATGTACCGACTGCCAGATCGTGATGTGCTCGTCGTCATGGGTCTTTCGCGAAATGGATGGTGGGGAGAAAGCCTGCTAGACATCATGCGTGATCAGTTTGGTCTTGCCATAGCTGGGGCTGAAGCATCTGGATCGACGTTCAGAAATGCGGGGCGACCGGGTTTGCTGCTGGAAGCACCACGCGGAGCCTTCAGGACTGCAAAGGAAGCTCAAGACTTCTTAGATCAATTCAATGAGGCTCATGAAGGACTCGACAATACTGGCAAGACCGGAATGATCAGGGAAGGCATGAAAGCACAAGTCTTGCCTCATGACAGCAACAGTACGGGGTACGTTTCTCAGCGTCAGTTCGGGCGTGAAAGCCAAGCTATCATCTTTCTGCTTGAGACAGTCCTCGGTGATAACTCAGGTGGATCTTACAAGTCTGTCACAGAGCGTCAGTCAGCATACTTGACCAACTGCCTTGGTCGATGGATTGCAAAGATTGAGAACGAATGCGACCTCAAGCTACTTAGCAAGCGACAGAAGTCAGCAGGTTCGTTCAGATACTGCATGGACGCAAGAAGCATCTATAACAACAACCTTGAGTTTCTTGCAAGCTACACATCAACCTTGCGTCAGCAAGGAGTGATCTCAGGTAACGAAGTGCGTGCTATCCACGGCATGAATCCTGTTGAAGGTCTGGACGAAGACTACTACGCAGGCAGCGGAAATATCCCACAAGACAACGACCTTGCAAAAGGTGGCGAAGAACCAGAAACTCAAATCGAGGAAGATCAAGATGAAACTTGAAACCAATCCAACAGCTAAAACCATCACCATGCGTGGTGGCATCGGAGACTTTGAGAACCATATTTCAGCAGACGACTTCCTAAGTGCTCTGTCTGAGCATGCTGGGGAAGATGTCACCATCTTGCTCGACAGCGAGGGTGGCAGCGTGACTGACGGGCTGTCGATCTACAACGCAATCATGCAGTACAGCGGCAACGTCACAGTTCACATTGACGCAATCTGTGCAAGTATTGCAACGGTCATTGCATGTGCTGCTGACCGCGTTGTTATGAACTCAAATGCAAAATTCATGATCCATCGTGCCTGGACAGTCGCGATGGGAAACAGCGTCGAATTCCGAAGCATGGCCGACATCCTTGAACTCATGGATGCTGACATTGCTTCTGCATACGGAGACAAAACGGACCTGCCGGAAGATGAACTGCTTGCAATGATGGAAGCAGAGACTTGGATGTCAGCAGAGCAGGCGTATGACCTTGGATTCATCGACGAGGTTAATGAAATCAGCAGAAAGATGAAAGAACCTGAAAAGAAAGCTGAAGTCATTAGCCCTTTCTATGCAGCGGTTGCAGAGGCATCTGCACGCCGAATCCGCATGAGACTCAAGTGTGATTCTTGACAAAAATGTCAAAATAGAGTAAATAGGCAAAAATGTGGACGGGCGTTTTACCGTCCGTTCGACAAATTGAAAACAAGGATCAGAAATGAATCTGCAAGATATCCAGAACAGGCTTGCTGAAATCTCAATCGATGTGGAAGCATTGATCGAGGTTGCAGGCGACAGTCCATCTGCGGAGCATCAAGACCAAATTCTTGCCCTCAACAAAGAGGCGCAGGAACTTGAAGCAAAGCACGATGAAGCGAAGAAATTTGAGAAGGCAAAAGCTGAGATCGTTGCAAGGCGAAAGCTTGCAGCGGAGGCAGCGGACGCACCAGCGGCTGGTGTTCAGCCAAGTGTTTCGGAAGACCTCCCCAAGGAAGAAAACAAGATGGCAATTCCAGCCAAAGCTCGATACGCAAAATCACGCCACTTCGCCAACAACGAAGATGCATACGAATCCGGCATGTTCTTGGCCGCTATCGGCGGAAGCAAGAAAGCTCAGGACTTTATGGCCGCACAGTCTCTGACAAATGCTGAGGGCGGTTTTTCCGTTCCTCAGCCCTTGTCGGATCAACTGATTAACCTGGTTGAAGAATACGGCCACGCGCGACAAAGTTGTCGTCGGGTTGTCATGAGTTCTACGACTTGGAGCGTTCCCAAGATTGCTGGACACAGTGTCATTTACTATCCAGCAGAAGCTGCTGCAATCACTGAGTCAGACCTGACTTTCAGTCAAGTCACTTTGACTGCCAAGAAGATGGCCGGGCTTGTCAAGATGTCATCTGAAATTTCTGAAGATAGCATTTTGTCAATGCTTGATACCGTAATCGAAGATTTGGCTTGGGGCTTCAGCAAGGCTGAAGACGACAATTTGTTCACTGGTGGTTCCATCTACACAGGTGGCATCGAAGGTGACGCAAATGTTGCAGACACCAACGTGGCATCGGTCGGAGCACTTGCTCTTACTGACCTGACTGCAATGGTGGTTGCCAGTGGTCAAGAGCGAGGACTGAATCCCAAGTTCTACATGAACCCCACTTTGTGGAACGGTCAGGTTCGCGATCTGCTCAACGCTGCTGGTGGAAACGCCAGTGCAGACGTTGCTTCGGGCGTTCAGCGAAGTCTCTTTGGTTACCCAGTAGAGCTTTGCAACGCTGTACCGGGTGCTTCTTCATCGACTTCCGGCGACCTGCTTGCAGTCTTCGGTGACCTGAGCGTCAGTCACTACTTCGGTGATCGTCGTCAGTTGAGCTTCAAAGTGCTCGACCAGCTTTTCGCGGTCAACGACCAAGTGGGCGTGGTTTGCACAAGTCGCATTGATATTGCTGCTGCTGCACCTGAAGTTCTCTCCAAGATCACGATTACTTGATCATGAGAGTTAAAATCTTAAAGCCCTGCCTTGGTCATCAAGTCGGGGCCGTGGTGGTCATTCGCAACATTGGTGTTGCGAAGACTTTAATATCATTTGGCAATTGTGTGGAAGTCAAAGATGACGACAGACTGGACTCTGATACGAACGTCAGCACCAAGCGTGCTGCCGGTAAGTCTAAGCGAAGTAAAGTCTCATCTAAGACTAAGCTCAAGTGATACCACTCATGACACTAATCTCACGCTGCTAATTGAGGCAGCGGTGGAGCGTCTTGAGCAAGACCTTGATCGTCAGGTTATTACAGCAAGCTTTCGCATTACTCGGTTTAATTGGGGAAGCGATACTGCTGAGGTCAAACTCCACAAAAAAGCAGTTTCATCAGTCACTTCCGTCGAATACGTTGACGTTGATGGTAATGATGTAACTCTCGCAACTGACAAATACATCTTGGACAAAGGAAGATGCAGCATCTTCCCTGCTGCCGGTACGACTTGGCCTGAAGTCTACGCAGACGACCCTAGTGGCGTTGCAATTGACTTCTGCGCAGGTTATGGGTCAGAGGCCAGTTGCGTACCAAGTCTATTTAAAACAGCAATCATGCTTGGTGTAGGCAAGTGGTTTTTCGATCCTGCCCAAGAGGGATCTGCACTGCATAGTCAAGAGGTTGCTTACGAGCGTATTGTTGCTCTTCTCGCGAGGTCGTCTTATCCATGAGTATCAGGAAAAGGATTGGATTCAGGCGGCACTCAGCAACATTTTATCGGCATGATGGCTCGGTTGATGCTTACGGTCAACCAACATACGCGGATGATAGCTCGTGGAGTATTGTTACCGCAGGATGGCCTTGTGAACTAGTCACAACGGTCGGTGGCGAAGTCCTGCGTGGAAGAATGGTGACTGAGAAAACAACT